GATGGGGCCCCCCGGCGCTTAATAGGCGCTTCTTACAGTATAAGACACTGTCCATTATGGACGTCCTTGGGAAGAATGAGAAATGCCTATCCTGAAGCAGGTCAAGCGTACGACTACAGGGCATGGAGTGTGGAAGTTTTACAACGACCCTCCCCTTACCCTGCAGCCTCGTACTGTTGATCTACACTCAGAGATAGTCTCATTCGATCACTCTAATTGGCCCTCAGGGGCCGGTAAGGGTAATGTGGGAGGGCCGCTTTGGCTCTCTAAGGAGTATTATGAGTCGTCCGGAAATGAAATCGTGGCCCAAGGTCTGGGCCGCATTTATGAAGGTACGCTCCACTATTACTCCGCTCCTAGCTACTCGCATAATAACCTTCAGCCGAAACCTCAGAACTTTGATTCTTTGGTTTCTGCTGGGGGCACTGCTATCGCTAGGACTATCCCCACAAATCCCATCTCAGGAACATCTGTGTTTATTGGTGAGGCACGAGAGGGTCTTCCCCGATTTATCGGGTCAGGACTACTCAAGAGCCGCGCTCGAGACCTGCGAAAGCTAGGCGACGAGTATCTGAACGTTGAGTTCGGATGGAAACCAATGATGCGTGACTTGCGATCCTTTGCAAAAAGCGCCAAGGAGTCTAACAAGGCTCTGCGACAGATGTATCGAGATAGCGGGCTTAATAACATCGTTCGTAGACGTTATTACTTTCCCGCTGAGGAATCTAAGCCACCCGATGAGCCTCCTCTTTACGGAGGATACGTTGCACCTTTTCGGTGCGACGGTGGGCAACTCGACGCTTGGATGATCGGTGGAGGTCCACTTGGTACTGGTTACCGCACGTTCACAGAGAGTTACACGAAAACGTGGTTCTCTGGAGCATATTCCTATGTGATGCCCGACCCTCCAAGTAGTAACTTCTTGGATAAGTTGGACACATGGGATGCCGAAGCAAACAAACTCTTCGGTACACGGTTAACGCCAGATACTGTGTGGAATCTCGCACCTTGGTCCTGGGCCGCCGATTGGTTCGCCAATACGGGAGATATGATGACAAACATGTCAGCATTCTCTCATGACGGTCTAGTGCTTCGTTATGGTTACATTATGCAAGAGCATAATGAGAAAACCACAACATCTTGGCAGGGCTATATCAATCAGCCCTCGGGGAGTCCCCGATTCACGCAGACCTCAGAAAGTTTTGGGTCCGTGTCAAAGACAAGACTTGGAGCACTTCCATATGGATTCGGGGCCACTATGGGTGATTATTCACCCAGACAGGTCGCCATCGCCGCGGCTCTCGGGATTTCCCGAGCTCCCCGGCCGTCTCTGTAGATTCCTACTAGAGATCCACCCTAAGGATGTGTCTGTTTACTACAGGCCTTCCTGATTCCCTTTAAGGAATGACATGGCACTTACTGATCCTCAGGTAGTTACTATCAATGCGGTTGCTACTTCTCTCGCTCGTGTTACCACGGGCGAGAATAGCGCGGGTTACCGATCTGCTGACGGCTTTGTCGACATGCAGATCAGTCACACGTACGGACGTCGTAATCGACACCGTATCCGCTTGCACCACTCAAAGGTTGCGGCTGACCCGATGTCGCCGGCCCTCAACAGGCCGTTCGACATGTCCATGAACGTCGTTCTCGACGTTCCGGACACGGGCTATACCGCAGCCGAGCAGAAGCAGATCATTGACGCCCTTGTGGCGTATTTGGCTGCTTCGAGTGGTGCTATTGTCACCAAGATTCTTGGTGGCGAGAGCTAAACAAGCTTTCAAGCTTCTTAGCCCTCAGTAACTTAGCCTGATTTTCCATGTAAGTGACCTGCAGTCGTAGCTAGTATCCAACCCAAGAAAGGGCGGTACCATGTGCGACCTTAGGTCGTTCTGGAAGGTTGTGGCTGATGAACTAGCCGCAAGATGCTGCACTGAAAGCGCCGCCCTCGACTACAAAATAGTCGAGGGTCGGTCAAAATCAGAAGGCTTAGCTTTCTTCGCTAATACCCTACCCATGTTCGGAAAGGACCTCGAAAAAGGTCTCGACCAAAGCATGTGTACTCGGGAGCTGTTCCAGGGGTGGCGACGTTTGTCGTCTACCTCTGGACCCGGCGTGATCCCCCAATTTCTTGGTGGGTTCATGAGTCTGATTTTCGATCGTAATTCAGGAGCTCTTCTTGACGAGCCTGACATCGATGCTATCTTTGCCGTACGCCAACTCACGTTGATGTACAGTAAGATCCTGGTTCCCACGTCCAAGGACGCGGAAGCTAGGGCGATGTCCGACTTTCTCAAGTGTGAGTATGAAATCCGCAGATTCGACGCAGAGCGCCCCTCCTATCTTTTGGAGGAGTTCCGCAATGCGTCTACGGTCCTGTGGGGTACTGTGTTGCAAGCAGTAGACGAAGATGTCTATTACGGCAACATCATCCCACGACACGGACCGGGGGCCACGGCTGATCGACTTCGCGGAAACCGCAAGTTCGATCAGGTGGAGTGGACTGAAAGGCTCGAGCGAGTCTTCCATTGGAATGATTTTATCATTCCGTCCGCTAGGTACCATTCTGAGTACCTCCCTTCTGTAGATTTTATCGAACCTGGTGCGGAGAGACCTGTTAGGGTCGTAACCGTACCTAAAACGTTCGAGAAGCCCCGAGTCATTGCCATTGAACCTACCTGCATGCAGTACGTGCAGCAGGGGATAAAGGACAGACTCGTTGATTATCTCGAATCCTCCGCTATTGGCCGTGACTCTGTCTCCGCTTGGGGACATATCATGGACAAGAACATCGGATTCGGGGTAGTCGGATTTGAGGACCAAGAGCCTAACCGACTCATGGCCCAAAGTGGTTCCCTTAATGGGCACCTCGCAACGCTAGATCTTAGCGAAGCTTCCGACCGCGTCTCGAATCAGCTTGTACGAGAGATGTTGGACAACTATCCCAACTTAGCAGAAGGGGTAGATGCTTCACGCTCACGGAAGGCTGACGTAGCTGGCCACGGCGTTATCCGCCTAGCCAAATTCGCGTCTATGGGTTCGGCTTTGACCTTTCCTATCGAAGCTATGGTATTTTCTACCGTAGTCTTCATCGGCATCGCGCAAGCGCTAGCCGAAGAGGAAGGTTCCAAGTCAAGAGCTCGTGTGGACACGGACCTCATTAGGAGGTACCGATCTGAGGTGCGAGTGTACGGGGACGACATCGTCGTTCCCGTTCGCTTTGTGCAACGGGTCGTTGAAAACCTTGAACTATTTGGTTTCAAGGTAAACTCAAACAAGTCTTTCTGGACTGGAAAGTTCAGAGAGTCTTGCGGAAAGGAGTACTACAATGGACACGACGTTTCCATCGTTAAAGTCCGTAGATTCTTCCCCTCCCGACCCGAACACGGTCTGGATGCTCATCGAGATCCGGGAACTATCTCAAGTCATCAAGGACGAGATGATCGTGGCCTTTCCACATCAGTGGGAAGTCCTCGATTTGCTCGCCGAGGAGACAGTAGAGGTAGCGCTCCTAAGCCAGTACAACCCCCTACCATTCCTGTCAAAGGAATCGTTTCGGGTATACGAGCTCAGGAAATCGTCTCCGCTGTTGACCTTAGGAACCGAGCATATATGCACGGCCTGTGGAAAACAGCAGAGTTCCTGGATGAATACCTGCAAGGAGTGCTTACGCACTATCCTACGGTATCGCCTGAGTCACCCGCGCTAGGACGAGTGAGTCTTCTGGGTTATGAAACTCAGAAGATGCACTCCATGACCCACTCGCCTTTGGTTAAGGCGTGGCGGGTACGAACCAAGATACCTTCTTCGAAGGTGTCAGGGATCGGAGCGCTACTCAAGTGTCTGCTGGGAAACCCAGAAGACGTTAATACGTCCGAGGACGAATTGAAATGGCTTATGGCCATATCCAATTCTGATGCGGAACACTTGAACCGTGCAGGACGGCCACGCGTCTTTAGCATCACTCGTG